AAGAGGCAGCAAGACGCGCAAGTGGCGCATCTCTCCTGCTGATGTAATCGCATGGCGAGAGGCCAAGATAGCGCAAGAGGCTGTCGGGGACACTAGCACACTGGACTATGATGAGGCCCGGCGCAGAGAAATGGCTGCGAAGGCGGCTATGCTAGAGCTTGATTTAGCGCAGAGACGTGGCCAGCTCATCGAAATTGAGCACATTGCCAGCGTTGTGGGAGAGGAATATTCAAACGTCCGGGCCAGAATACTGGCACTTCCCACGCGGTTAGCTCCGCAAGTTATGGGGCTTACATCGTTACCGGCTTTGAGGGAATTGATCGAAGACGCGATCCATGAGGCACTGGAGGAACTAACGGCAGATGGTAGGTATAGCGGTTACAGCGCTACGAGCAGCGATAACGAACAGGAGGAAGACGAATCTAGCGCCTCCCCCTAAACTGACTGTAAGTAAGTGGGCGGATCAGTTTCGGCGGTTATCTCCGGAGTCTTCGGCGGAGCCGGGCAGGTGGCTGACCTCGCGGGCAGAATACCAACGCGGGATCATGGACGCGGTAAGTGATCCACTTATTGATACCGTTGTTGTTATGTCGAGCGCGCAGACAGGTAAGACCGAAATTGTAAATAATTTGGTCGGCTATCACATCCACCAAGACCCGGCACCGATTTTGGTGCTACAGCCCACGCTGGATATGTCACACGCGTGGTCTAAGGATCGGTTGGCTCCAATGCTGCGGGATACGCCCGCACTACGCAACAGGGTCAAGGCACCTCGGAGCAAGAACAGCGCTAACACTCTGCTGCATAAGGTTTTTCCGGGCGGTCATATCACCATGGCCGGGAGTAATTCCCCTGCCAGCTTGGCATCAAGGCCGGTGCGGATTGTCTTGTGCGATGAGGTAGATAGGTATCCACCAAGCGCGGGTACAGAGGGCGACCCGGTCAGTTTAGCGAGAAAGCGAACCGCGACATTTTGGAATCGAACTGTAATCCTGACGAGCACTCCCACGATTAAGGGGGTGTCGAGGATTGAGTCCGAGTTTGAGGAATCCGATCAACGTTATTTCCATGTGCCTTGCCCTCACTGCCATAAGGGCCAGCGTTTAATATGGTCAAGTGTGACCTGGCTGAAAGATGAGGCAGGCAAAGGGATCGCGGAGACTGCGAGCTACACTTGTGAGCATTGTGCGGTTATATGGACGGAGGTAGAGCGTCACGCGGCGGTGAAGTTGGGCGAATGGATTGCCACGAAGCCCACAAAGTCACGCGCAGGATTCCATTTGTCGGAGCTTTACAGCCCGTGGTCTACGCTTGAGAGCATGTGTACTGCGTTTCTTGAGGCAAAACCCCGTCCTGAATTGCTGAAAACATGGATCAACACAACGCTTGGGGAGACTTGGGACGAGGGCGAATCTATAGACGGTGTGGGATTAGTTACTCGCAGAGAGAAATATTCCGCACAAGTGCCACTTGATGCCCTGTTATTAACGGCTGGCGTAGACATACAGCGGGATCGTATTGAGCTGGAGGTCGTTGGGTGGGGTCAGGGCGAAGAGTCTTGGAACGTTGACTACATTGTGTTGCCCGGCGACACGAGCCGCCCCGATGTATGGCGTGATCTTGATGACTGTCTGAACGCAACCTACACGCACGAGACAGGGACTGAGCTGCACATTACCAGCGCAGTGATTGACTCTGGCGACCAGACGACAACGGTTTATCAGTTTGTTAAGCCACGCCAAGCCCGCAGAATATTCGCAGGCAAGGGCATTAGTGGTGCCGGAAGGCCTGTTGTTAAGGTATCGCGGCGGGTATCGGGCAAGAAAACGCGCTCTGTTGACCTGTATCAGATAGGGGTAGACGATGCGAAGGGCATTATCTACGCCAGATTGGCGATTGAGGAGCCGGGGCCAGGTTACTGTCACTTTCCACGAGAGCGGGACGAGGAGTATTTTGCGCAGCTAACGGCTGAGAAGCTGGTGATTAAGTTCTCGCGGGGCTTCCCTCGCAAGGAATGGGTCAAAAGCAGGCAGCGTAACGAGGCTCTTGACTGCCGTGTGTATGCTTTGGCGGCGCTCAAGATACTAAATCCGGTGTGGTCTGCCATTAGTCACAGACTTAACAAAGAGCCAGTGCAGAAGGTAGAGCTAGAGCTAAAGCGCAGCACACAAAAGGTCCGGCCAAGAAGGCCGCAAAAGAACTGGGCAACCGATCTGAATTAGGGGCCGGTAATTTCCGTATCGTCGATGCGGTATGTAATGGTCACGCCGAGAGCAGTGCAGAGTTTAACGATATTTGACGCACGCATATCGGTTTTGCCTGATTCGAAAGTACAGATGGACACGGCGCTTATGCCGGATAATCCAGACAATGAGGATTGCGATATACCGCGAAGGTTCCGAATAGCGCGTAATTTTTCTGCTGTTAACATGGCGTTTATAATACCACTGTTTTGCTTTATTTAAAATACAATTATCTATAGCAATTTCAAGGATGCTGTAGTAATCTTCAATCACGGCTAAATTCAGCCGGATATTTGGGGAGTTACTATCATGGCAACAGCAAAGAAAGATACAGCAGTAGACGTGCTCAAGGTTACGCACAGCACGTTAGATTTTTGTGTCCTGGGTTCAACTCCGATCATTCTTAACCGAATGTCGGAAAAGGTATTGCGTGAACTGTTGATGCCGAAAGGCAAAAAAACGGCGAGCGAAAAGGCGTCCAGTCAAAAGCATATTCCACTTGAGGAGTTCCGCGACTCGCCTTACACGAATAGGGACGAGGACGGCGCAACGCTGATACAGCACTTATCGTCAGCGTTTAAAGGCGCTATCAAGGCAGCGGCACTGGATATGCCCGGCGCTACCAAGTCGCAGATAGGTCGGCTGACGTGGGTAAACGGTGAGCGCGTTGATATTTATGGCGTACCTGAACTACTGATGTCTGTTACGAGATCGGCTGACATTAACAAAACGCCAGATGTTCGCACTCGCGCCATTGTTCCGCAGTGGGCGGCTCGCGTTTCTGTTTCGTTTGTGACGCCGCTTTTGCGAGAGCAGGGCATTGCTAACCTGTTGGCATCGGCTGGCATAATGTCAGGCGTGGGTGACTGGCGTCCGGGCAAAGGCTCTGGAACCTACGGGCAGTTTGAGCTAGTCAGTGAGGATGATGAGCGCTTTAGTCACATCATCAAGCACGGCGGGCGCAAGGCTCAGGAGGATGCTATGGCTTCGCCTAATTTTTACGATCAGGACACAGAGGATCTGTTCCGCTGGTACGAAGCTGAGGCCAATCGCCGCGGCTTTAAGGTGGTTTCGTGAATAGCGATAAGCGGGAGGCCATCGCTACGCGGCTGGCTGAGATTGCGGCTAAAAACGATGGGCGGCTCACGCCGGACGACGTGCTGAAAGATGCGAAGAGCGTCAAAAGCCCTCTCCATGACCAATTCGAGTGGGATGATTCCGACGCTGCGAGGCAGTGGCGCTTGGGTCAGGCTAGGACATTAATACGCTCGGTTAAGATTGAGATCGAAACGACGAGCCGAATAGTGTCCACTGTCTGTTATATCCGCGACCCTACAGCGGATAAAGAGCAGGGATATGTGCAAGTGGCCAAGCTGCGTGACGATGAGTCGCTTGCTAGGGAGGCACTGAACACGGAAATGATTCGCGTGTCGTCGGTGTGTGAGCGGGCAAGGTCTCTTGCGCTAGCGCTTGGGCTTGAGTCTGAGCTACAGGATATACAGATGCGCGTTGAGAAGCTGCGGGGGATTATTTCTCTGGCAGCTTGATTTGGCTGGCGGGGCAAGGCACGGCATGGCAGGGCGAGGCATGGTGAGGCAAGGCAAGGCTGGCTAGGCGAGGCCGGGACAGGCAAGGCATGGCAGGGCGAGGCAAGGCTGGCAAGGCTGGCAAGGCTGGCAAGGCACGGCATGGCCGGGACTGGCGGGGCGTGGCAAGGCTGGCGAGGCAAGGCGCGGCCGGGACAGGACAGGCGAGGCGAGGCAAGGCAAGGCTGGCGGGGCAAGGAGTGGCGCGGCGAGGCGCGGCTTGGCGCGGCTAGGCAAGGCTGGCATGGCGTGGCACGGACGGGCCTGGCACGGCTGGGCAAGGCAAGGCTGGCAGGGCGTGGCTAGGCTAGGAGTGGCGCGGCAAGGCATGGCAAGGCTGGCGTGGACTGGACTGGCTCGGCGGGGCCGGGCGGGGCAAGGCTGGCGTGGATGGGCCCGGCGGGGCAGGGCGTGGCTGGGCACGGCTAGGCAAGGCAAGGCAAGGCAATAGCAGTAATCTCCAATAAAGGCGGCTTCGGTCGCCTTTTTTAATGGCAAAAATTCAATACAAGGTCACTTCGGTGGCCTTTTTTTATGGGCGCGATAAATGCAAAACCAGTTTGATACGGCTCATTATCCCGATGCAGTGCCTGCTGAACTGGTGGCGGGCGCTCGCTGGGCGTGGACGAGGGCAGACATAACCCTTGCATACCCAACAGCCAGCTACACGTTGACGTTCCGACTACTGCAATTGATAGCGCCTTTCGCTGTGAAGAACGTCATTGCCAGCAAGATTAGCGCGGCACACGTTGTTGAGGTAGTAAGCGCAAACACCACGGGCACTGCGCTTGGCGATTATACCTGGCAGGCGATTATTGTTCGTGACAGTGACGGCGAGAAAGTGCAGGTCGATCAAGGACTGCTAACCATTCAGCCGGATCTGATAGCGCCGGGAGAATCGTCCTCGTGGGTGTATCAAGTCCTGATTGCCATCCGCGCCACCTTGAAAAAGACAGCATCGAAAGAGCAGTCCAGTTATTCGATTGGCGGGCGTTCCCTGTCGAACAGAACCCCGCTTGAGTTACTGGAAATGGAAAAAGAATTCACTGACCGCTGGCGCAGAGAGCAATCGGATATTGAGAAAAACGCTGGCCGTAGATTCAGTCGCCGTGTGCTAGTCAAAATGGGCGCTTGATATGGGATTATTTGACCGCTTTAGCCGCAAAACTGTTACTGCTCGACGCATTCATTCGCCCAATCCGCATACACACATGGGGGTACGGAGCGCTGGATTTTTTAGCAAGGACGTTGGCCGACTGCTGTCCGGCTGGGAAACCGATAGCAGCTCTATTGATTATTATTTACAGGCGGAACTGACAGAGCTGCGGGCGCGATCTAGAAAGATGGTTCGCTCTAATCCGTATGGCAAGCGGTTCATCGCAACGATTAAGTCTAACGTTGTCGGCCCTGTTGGTATTGGCATTCAGGCACAGAGCTTGATGGGCATGAACCTCGACACATCAGCAAATGATGCGATCGAAGCGGCTTTCAAAGATTGGGCACAAAACCATTGCGACTATCGGGGTCGGACTAATTTTGTCGATATGCAAAACCTCGCCATCAGTTGCGCGGGGCAAGATGGTGAGTTTCTTTTTCGCAAGCACCACGGCAAGAGCGCTGGCGCGTATGGATATTCTCTTGAATGTATCGACCCTGAGCTACTGGATACACGCAAGAACACGCCTACACGTAACGGGCAAATCCGGCTTGGCGTTGAATATGACGCATCCGGTCGGATTATTCAGTATCACTTCCGCTCCCGGAATGCTGACGGTACCTATGGCCACCAGAACGGCTACATTATTAGCGCGAAAAATATCATCCATGGCTTCATCGCTGAGTGGCCGGATCAATCGCGTGGTGCTCCGTGGATGCACAGCAGCCTGGAGCGATCAAAGCACTTAGAGAAGTATGAGGAAGCTGCGATTGTAAAGGCTCGAAGCACTGCGGCAACGATGGCCGTCATGCGGACGCCGGCAGGCGAGCAGGGATACGAGGGCGAGGAGGACGGAGGAGACGGCATTACGCTTGATGCTTTTGAAGCGGGCACAATCAAAGACATAGGCAACAGGGAAATAACTAATCTCGATTCGTCCTATCCGCACCAGATGTATGCGGCCTTTGTTAAAAGCCAATTACAGGGCATCGCATCAGGTCTGGGAATTTCTTATCACTCGCTATCGAACGACCTTGAGGGCGTCAACTACTCGTCCATACGATCAGGGGTTTTGGAGGATAGAGAAGTATACAAAGGCTTGCAGAGCTGGTTTATCCGCTCTTTTATGCGGCCAGTGTACGAGGAGTGGCTGTCATACGCTTATATGTCCGGCGCTATCAAGATCAACACGCGCCCACTGGCTCGGCCTATTCAGCAATACATGCCTGCCCACTTTCAGGCGAGGCGCTGGGCGTGGGTAGACCCGCTTAAAGACGGCAACGCCAACAAGCTGGCGATTGATTACCGACTGAAATCACACTCCCAAGTCATGCGCGAGCAAGGGGATGACCCTGATTCTGTCTGGCGAGAAATTGCGAGAGATCAAGACATGATGAAGCAGTTAGGAATTGCGCCGATTGCAAGCCCTGACCAACCTGAGACCGAGGAATTACCTGATGACTAAAAACACGATTGAGGCCATGCCACTGGAGCGCACTTTTACCATACAAAGTCGCGCAGTGGATGATGAGGCGCGAACAGTAGAAATTTCCTTCAGTTCCGAAGAACCCTACGAGCGGTATTTCGGTTCTGAGGTTTTAAGCCATAACCCGCAAAGTGTGAGGCTTGCCCGTCTGAATGGCGGCGCTGCGGTGTTGGTGAATCACGATTCTGGCGATCAAGTCGGAGTCGTGGATTCTGCTCGTATTGATGACGACATGAAGGGGCGGGCCGTGATCCGCTTCAGCAAGTCTCAGCGAGGGCAGGATGTTTTTCAGGATGTGAAGGACGACATTCGCCAGCTAGTGTCCGTAGGTTATCGAATTCATAGATACAAAACGGTGGAGCGTGAGGGTATGTCTGACCTTGTAACCGTCACAGACTGGGAACCTTTCGAGGTTTCGATCGTCGCTATTCCGGCTGATGCCACTGTTGGCGTTGGACGATCCGCAGAAGAATTACTTGAAACTAAAATCAAAGCCAAACAAAAGGAAGTTCACATGGAAACTATCAAAGAAGAAGTACAGGTTGAGGCGGTCACTTTTGACGCTACAGCAGAGCGCACCAAAATACGCACAGAAGAAAAGAACCGCACAGAAGCTATTCGCGGCCTTTCTGATTTGCATGATCTTGGCGATCTCGCAAAGCAGGGAATTAGCGAAGGCTGGAGCTTGACCGATTTCAACAAAAAAGCGCTTGAAGTAGTAGGCGAGCGAAACCAAAAAGCGCGCACTGAGTCACGCCATTCTGGTGAAGTTGATCTCTCTCCGAAGGATCGACAAGAGTTCAGCATGATCCGATTGATGGATGCCATCAGCAATCCCAATGATAGATCAGCACAGAATCGCGCAGGTTTTGAGCTGGAAGTTTCAGCCGAATCACAGCGCGGATTTGGTAGCGACTTTAAGTGTCGTGGTGAGTTTGTGCCTGACAGCTTACTGTCTGGCAAGCGTGACTTGTCAGCCGGTATAGCTACAGACGGCGCTGAACTGGTTGCCAACAACCTGCTGGCAGATAGCTACATTGAGGTGCTCAGAAACGCTATGGTGACCGCTCAGGCGGGTATTACTATCCTGCCCGGCTTGATTGGTAACGTTGCGATTCCTCGCCAAACTTCTGGCGCTGCATCAACGTGGATCAGCGCTGAAGATGGTGACGCTACCGAAGGTGAAGCACAGTTTGATCAGGTCACACTGACGCCGAAAGACTTGGCGTGCTACACCGAAGTCACGCGCCGCTTGTTGTTGCAATCAACTCCCGCAATTGAGGGTATTGTTCGCCGCGACTTGGCTATGGCTCAGGCGCTTGGCATTGATAAAGCTGTGCTTTACGGGACGGCTGCGTCAGGTCAGCCGCGTGGCATCAAGAATCAGACAGGTGTGCAAACGCTTGATCTGGCCGCAGCTAGCCCAACCTACGCGGAAATCATCATCATGGTTCGCAAAGTGCTGGCGGGTAACGCGCTGACAGGTACTCCGCAGTGGTTGATAAGCCCGGCGGGCTGGGAAGCACTGAGCACTACGCCCAAGCAAGGCTCTGGTGTTGAGGGCAATTTCATCCTCGGAGAAAATAACCGCATTGCCGGTTATGAGCGACAGGTGTCCAACCAGGTGACCACTGAAGAATATTTCTTCGGTGATTTCTCTCAGGTGATGCTGGGCGAGTGGGGCGGTTTGGAGATCAATGTCGATCCCTTTACCCAGAGCCTGAAAGGCCGAATCCGTTATATCACTTTTAAGACTTGTGATGTTGCGGTACGTCAGCCTGGCTCATTCTGCTACGCGCACGATGGCATAGTGTAAACCTGTTGTATTGGGGGCTTCGGCCCCCTTTTCTTTTAAGGATTAACCAATGGATTCACCACTACCAAAAACTATCCGATTACTTACTTCCACAATTTGCGGCGGCAAAACTGTTCAATCTGGGGAGACTGTTGATGCCAGTGTGTATGACGCGAGTTATCTTGTGGCAACAGGCTCGGCTGTTTATGCCGACAAGCCAGAAAAGGCAGTCAACAAGGCAAAGAAAGAAAAGAAGCTACCGAATCGAATGATCGCTGATGTGCAGGTTAATAATCGTGACACTGGCGAGTGATATTTTAAGCGATCTGTCTGACGTATTCCTGACTGATTTTGCTGTGACTGTGACAGCAACAACATGGGGCACAGCGCCGCTCGCTATTTTTGATAATGATTATGTTGAGTATAACGACGTGTCAACGGTCGCGCCTTTCTTACTGATGAGGGATTCTGACGTTTCAATCAGTGCGAGGAGTGGCGATTTGTTCACGGTTGATTGCATTAACTATAAGCTGGTAGACAAGCAGTATTTTGATCCCAGTATGACCCGAATTATTTTGGGGCTTGTATGAAAGTAGAGTTTAAGTCCGACAACAAAAAGCTGCAACGACATCTCAGGGAATTGAGCGAGAAACACGCGCCCGCTGCTCAGTCGTTTGCGCTAAACAGCACGGCGGCTTATATCAAGCGAGAGGCCGTCAAGATTGCGTCGAAAGCTACAGGCGTGCCGACCACGATATTAAAGAACAGGATTGCAGTACCACGGGGTAAAAAGTCTACTATTCGCGGCCTCAAGACTGTGATTTTCGGAGGGCTTTGGCCGGTCAAGGTTTCGAAGCTCAAGCCAGCTCCCAGAAAGCTAAAAAGTGGGGCGGTAAAATACAAGACAATGAAGGGTGAGCCGGTAAACCCCAATGCATTTATGGGCAAGAACACCAATGGCTCAGACAGTGTTTTTGTCCGAAAGGGTACGGGAAGGTTGCCAATCAAGAACGTGACGGTAGAAATTGGCCCGCAAGTAGAGCGAGCAATACAGGGATTTTCTGGCGGCCAACTAGCTAAAGACAAATACAGCAAAATGCTTTTTTCTCAAATGGATAGGCGCGTTCGTGGAGGATTGATTCGCATGGGCGTTAAAGTCACATGAGCCACGCGAGGCAAAAGATCAGAGATCATATAGCTACGATTTTGGACGCGATACCTGACATTGATGTGTTCAACTCGCGGGTGTATCCGATTGTTACCCTCCCGGTTATTTCAGTGTTTACGCTTTCCGAGGAATCAAGTTCAGAAAATGAATTATTGACCGCACCTCGAAGGTACAGCCGAAGGCTAATCGTTGATATTGCGATTACTGTCAGCGACTCGGT